GTAACACTATTTATGACGGTGTCGAGGTAGATAAAAACGGCGCAATCGTCGCTTATCATATCCGCAGCACATATCCATTCGAGCTGGGAACTGAAACGACGAAGTGGGCGCGAGTTATGGCATACCAGGAACACACCGGGCTCCCGAATGTTATCCATATTGTTGAAACCGAAAGACCTGACCAGTATCGCGGCGTTAGCTATCTGGCGCAGGTAATCGAACCGTTATTGCAGTTGCGACGCTATACAGAATCTGAACTTATGGCGGCTGTTATTGAATCATTTTTCACAGCTTTCGTAAAAACAGAGGCGCCAACGGATGAAAACCCATTCAATCAAACGGACGAAAATCCTCCTGGAGAGCCAGTACATCCGAACGAGTACAGTATGGGGCCTGGCCAGATTAATATCATGGAACCTGGCGAGGATGTTGTATTTGCAAATCCAACAAGACCTGCCGGTGGGTTTGATAAATTTGTGCGTGCTATCAGTGAACAGATAGGCGCCGCATTAGAAATTCCAGCGGATTTATTACTGAAATCGTTTAATGCGTCATACAGCGCAAGCCGTGCAGCTTTATTGGAAGCATGGAAAGCGTTTAAAATGCGCCGGGAGTGGCTTGCCGACGACTTCTGCCGACCTATCTATGAAATATGGTTAAGCGAAGCTGTGGCCCGTGGACGTATTTATGCACCGGGCTTTTTTGACAATCCTGCAATTCGCGCTGCATATCTCGGCAGTGAATGGCTGGGCCCATCACAAGGACAGCTTGACCCTGTAAAAGAGATTACAGCGGAAATTCTCGCCTGCAGCGAGGGCTTCTCGACGCACGAACAATCGACCGTCAAACTCAACGGCGGCCAGTGGGACAGCAATGTGGAGCATTTGCGGCGTGAAAATGAAAAGCTGGGCGGTCAACCACCGGATTCGCACCAGAATGGCGGGGGTGAGCCACCTGGCGATGGCAACAACCCGCACAATCCTACAAACGCAAAGCGGCAAGGCCAGCAGGCGTTGCGCAGCCTAGTGCTTGAGGAACAAATCAGACAAGCGGTAAGAGGAGGTCGAGAAAATGAAGCATAATTTGCGAATGGGCGCGGCTCCTGCTGTTGCACCTGCTCCGAAGTTTTGGAATATGGCGAGCTTAAACAATGACGAAGGTGAAATCACGCTTTATGGCGATGTGTTAAGCAAGCAATATTACGACTGGTGGACTGGTGAGCCGGAACCGGGCTTTTATATTACTCCCGAGGGCTTCATGGAAGATTTGGCGCTTGTGAAAGACAAGAGCAAAATCACTGTGAAACTGAATAGCTGTGGCGGCGATTTATACACCGGGATTGCTATTCACAATGCGTTAAAAGCACTGCCTGGGGAAGTAAATGTAATTATTGAGGGTATTGCGGCAAGCGCAGCGAGCGTTATTGCATGCGCTGGTGATACCGTAACGGTATATTCGGGCTCTTTAGTAATGATTCATGGCGTAAGCATTATGACATGGGAATGGATGAACATTCAGGACATGGAACAGCTCATGAACAGCATGGATGCCAGCGAGCGTGCAGTTGCAGCGATTTACAATGCGAAAACCGGCATTGATGTTGAAACACTGCGAAGCATGATGAAGGATGAAACCTGGATGACCGGCGAGGAAGCGGTAGAAAAAGGCTTTGCTGATGTATTAAGCGATGCTGGCAATTCCGCGAATATGAGCTTAAGTGCAGACAGAAAAGTGTTGATGGTAAATGGAATCAACCACAACGTGGAAGGTCTGCGCAATTTCCCGGGTTCAATCCCAATTAAAAACGCTACTCCACCTGCTAAAAATAAAAAGCAGGGAGTAAATAAAACCGCAAAAGCGGCAGAAAACAAAGGAGGTAACAAAAAAATGGCACTGACATTAGAAGAATTAAGAAGCGAACACCCTGAACTGGTGGAGCAGATTGAAAACAGCGCAAGAGAAGCTGTTCAGGCACAGATGGCGGCTGATGTAGCGGCTGAACGTGCAAGAATCGCTGATATTGATGCAATCGCTGCTTCTATTCCAGACCAGCAGATGGTGCATGACGCGAAATATGGTGAAGAACCATGCACTGCGCAGGAATTATGCTTCCGTGTTATGAAACAGAGCGCGGCTTCCGGTCAGCAGTTCCTTGCGAACTACAAAGCTGATGGCGCAGCTTCCGGCGTTGCAGAAGTAACTGCAGCACCAAACAACGGCCTGCCTGAATCCCAGGAAGAACAGGACGCAACCGACATTATGGCTGTAGTAAATGCTTACAAACAGACCACAAAGTAAAAGGAGGATTTAATCAATGGCTAGATTAGACGAAAACCTGGGCTCTATGAGCTATGACAACTTAATTGCTGGCGTATCCCCAGCGGCTGAAGTTTCCCACATGAAAGTAAAAAGCGGCCAGGGTGTTCTGGAACGCGGCACACTGTTAGCGGCTGGCACTTCCGGTCTTGAAAAAATCGCGACTGGTACAACAGGCAAAGCTAATGCTGTATTGGCAGAAACAATCGATACTGCAGAAGAAACCGTTGCTGTTGTATACCGTACCGGTCACTTCAACGCAAACAGCCTGATTGTAGATGATGGCTATGAAATCACCGCAGAAGATAAAGAAGCTCTCCGTAGTGTTGGCATTCTGATTTCTGATGCTGTGTAATTTGAGAAGGAGGTAAATAATAATGGCTTTTAATATCTATGATACACACCACCTGCTGGCTTCTGTAGAAGAACTGGCTCCTTTACATTCCTTTCTGTTAGACCGTTACTTCCCAACAAACGAGGCGACAGATGTATTCGCTACAACTGATGTTTTGGTTGAGTACAAAAAAGGCAACAAAAAAGCGGCTCCATTCGTAGCACCTCGCAAAGGCGGCATGACCGTTCTGCGTGATGGTTACAACATGAAACGCTTTACACCATCTTACATTGCTCCAAAACGCACTCTGACAATCGACGACTTGACAAAGCGCGGTTTTGGTGAAGCATTATATACCAAACTGACACCTGCACAGCGCCAGGGCGTTCTTATTCTGGGCGATTTAGACGACCTGCGTGCAATGAACCTGCGCCGTAAAGAGGCAATGGCTGCTCAGGTTATCTTCACAAACGCTTGCATTATGGAAGAATATGTGGACGATTTAAACAACTTCGAAGAAAAAGAAGTGCGTTACTATGAAGGTGAAGTAAACCCAGCGACATACACACCAAGTGCAAACTGGGATGTGACAGAAGCATCCGGCAAACAGATTCTGGCTGATATTGCTGCAATGGTTTCTATGCTGACTTCTCGCGGTCTGGCTGCAACAGAAGCACTGGTTGCTCCTGATGTTGCGGATGTTATCCTTGCAAATGCATACATTCAGAAATTGATGGACAACCGCAATTATCACATCGGCGGCGTTGACCCTGAAACCCTGCCTGCAGGCGCTGCTAAAATCGCACGCCTGAACATCAAAGGTCGTATGATTGACATCTTAACTTATGAAGACACATACACCGAAATTGACGGCACTGTAAAACCTTACATTCCTGCTGGCATGATTGCTGTTGGCGCTCCTGCTGCTGGTCGTACCGTTTACGGCGCTATCACACAGATGGAACAGGCAGACGGCGAGTTCCATACTCATGCTGGCGTGAACGTTCCAAAATACATCAGCGACGCAGCACACAATGTGCGTGAAGTACAGTTAAGCACTGCACCGCTGTGTATTCCAAACAACGAAAATCCATTTATTACAGCAAAAGTTCTGTAATAAAACACTGAAAAAGGGGGAGCAGGAAGCATGAAATTTATCAAGGTTATCGCTGGTGGAGTTAGCGTAAAACGCACAGACGCAAATGGCAATGCGCGTTATGAATTAAAAACCGCCCAGGACAAACCGTTCGAGTGCACCGATGAGCAGGCAGAACGCTTTGTCGGTTTGGGCGTTGCTGAATATGTAGGCCAGTTTGTAAGCGAAGAAAAGCCTGAAAAAATCACTGGACATCTTGACGCCAGCGATTTAGAAACATGGGATTTCAACGAAATCAAAAAACTGGCGGCCGACCTGGGTGTAAAACCTGCAGGTAAAAAGAAAGCTGATTACA